CCCTTTTTACTATGAAATACGAAATCACAAAAAACACTAGAACCAGCCACGGCAATGCGACCATTGGTGATGTGGTTGAACTGAGTGCAGACGAAGCACGGGAATTGATGGCATACGGCAGAATTAAGCCCTACGACGAATCCAAGATGGTTGACCGTTCGGTAGGATTGGAAGTTTCAGAAGAAAAGGTGGTACGCCGTGGTCGCCCGAAAAAAGTATTCTGAGGCAGTTATTGAAATCACCCGTCACACCGATACCTCGTTGGGTCGGTGCAAGATAGCCGATAAGGTTACCTTGTCTTGCGATGAAGCAGAACAATTGGTAACCAAGCGTGTTGCAAAGTACATCTCAAAGCCCATTGAGATTGCCGAACCACTAGAGGACGAAGATGCCAGTTGAAAGCGCAGATGACCGTGCTATCTTGCTTGCTGACTTTGGCGTATCTATAACTTATACGGTGCAAGGCGGCAGCGCAGCCACGATTACTGGCATCTTTGATAACGAGTTTCTTTCTATTGATGCTGGCGGTGATATTGGTTTTGCAGACCAAAATCCAAGGGTCTTGTGCCGTACCGCTGACGTAGTAAACGCCACAGAGGGCGATACGTTCGTAATTGGTGGGGTGACTTATTTAAGCCGCGTGGTACAAGACGATGGTACTGGCATGACAGTCATTCAGTTAGAGAAGCAATGAGTCATTTACGCCAACAGATTCGTGACAATATCGTCACTACGCTAACTGGGCTGGCAACCACAGGAAGCAGCGTATACAAAACTCGTGTATACGATATTGAACGACAAAAACTGCCAGCAATTTGTATATACAACAAGTCAGAGAGTTCTGATTACGTCACCATTGGTTATCCTCGGCGGCAAGAACGTACAAGCGATTTTGCCGTAGAAATTTATGCTTCTGCTAACTCCAATCTTGATGATGCGGTTGACGGTATCGCGCTAGAGGTTGAGGAAGCATTAAGCGTAGACACGACCCGTAACAGTCTAGCCAAAGACACAATGATTATTGGCTTTGAGGCTGAGTTTATTGGAGAGGGCGAGAAGCCTGTTGCGGTTGGGCGTTTGACGGTACAAGTGTTATACACAACGCTGGAAAACGATATTGAAACTGCCGCATAAAGCGGTAAAATCTGATTGTTCACAAGGAGAGTCTAAATGGCTACACACAAAGGTTCAGAGGGCACGGTCAAGGTTGGCGCTAATGCGGTTGCCGAGATTCGTAGTTTTAGCATCAACGAAGTAGGCGACACCCTAGAAGACACCAGCATGGGTGATGCGGCACGCACCTATTTGCCAAGCCTGACGAGTTTCAATGGTTCGTTGGATGTGTTTTGGGACGAAACCGACGCCGACGGGCAAGGCGCGTTGACGGTTGGTTCTAGCATCACCATCAACTTCTACCCCGAAGGCGCTGATAGTGGCGATTCGTACTACACCGGCGCGGCGATTGTTACTGGTCTGACCATTAACAGTTCGTTTGACGGAATGGTCGAAGCCTCGATTACCTTGCAAGGTAGCGGTGCATTGTCCAATAGTACGGTTGCTTGATGAAAGCGATTGAGAGGGCAACTTCTCACTACAAGTCTAAAAAACTCAAGCAAATTGAAGTGCCTGAGTGGGCTGATGATAGTGAGAAGCCCCTAATCATCTACGTCGAACCATTCACCTTGCGTGACCAAGGAAGACTGCACCAGGCGACCAAAGCCGCTAGTGAGTCTGAGGCATTGGCTGAATTGCTGATTTTGAAAGCAATGGATGCCAATGGCGAAAAGATGTTTACGCTAGAAGATAAGCACGCCTTGAGGACGCAAGTAGACGCTAATGTCGTTGCGCGTATCGCGGCGCAGATTATGATGGTTGATGTGGAGGACGTTGAAAAAAACTAAGGGAGACTCCTGAACGTCAGTTTATATTTCATCTTGCAGAGACTTTACACCGTACAGTCGCAGAGTTGGAGGATGAATTAACGGTTGAGGAGTTCTTTGAATGGCAAGTTTGGTTTAAGTTAAAGCACGAACGGAATAGCAATGGCACAACCAAAACTCAACGTCCAACTAACCGCTAGTGACCGAACTTCCGCAGCATTTAACTCGCTGCAAAAACGTCTTGAGGGCATTGAGTCCACCAATAGAAGCGTGCAGCAATCTATTGGCGGCATTGGTAGAACATTTGCGACTGTTTTTTCTGCCGTACAGGTTGGCAGATTAGCGCAGGGCGTTATTGGTCTGTCCGATGCGTATAAATCAGTTAATGCGCGTATTAAAGTTGTTTCTGCAAGCACCGCAGAATTTACACGGGCGCAGCAAGAACTCTTTAAGATATCTCAGGACACCCGTGTAACTTATACCGAGACTGCTGACCTTTATCAGCGACTAACGCGCGGCACAAAAGACTTTGGCGTATCTCAAGACACCATGTTTAAGGTGGTTGAGAATGTCAACAAGGCATTGATTGTTTCAGGCGCTAGTGGTCAAGCCGCTAATGCCGCCTTGATTCAGTTATCTCAGGGCTTGGGTGCTGGCGCGCTACGCGGTCAAGAATTTACGTCTGTTCAGGAACAAGCGGTTCGTATTCTGCAAGCCGTTTCTGATGGTCTTGGCATTACTCAGGCAGAGTTGCGTAAACTTGCTATGGAAGGCAAGTTAACTACTGACTTATTTATTAAAGGCTTCTTAAAAGGTAGTCAGGATATCCAAAAAGAATTTAAGGATATGCCTGTCACGGTATCACAAGCCAACACCTTGATTCGTAACTCTTTGACTCTATCCATCGGCAAAATTGATGAGATGGTGGGTGCTACGAACACATTGACGTTCGCCATGAAAGGTATTGCTGATAGCATTGTCAATTTTGGCGACAGTCTGCAAGAACCAACCAGTTTCCTAAGAACTTTTGTAGAAATACTCAATCAAGCAACGGCGGGGCGTCTAACTGGCTTATCGGCAGTTTTGCAAAAGCCAATAATACAACAAGGCATATCTAGTGGTGCTGTTCAAGACCTAACGAAACAAAAGCCTACTAGAACTAAGGCATTGACGCCTGAAGAAGAAGCGGCACTTAAAAAGCGGGAATCATTCATTCGCAAATTCAAAGACCAATATCTAGCCTTTATTGATGGCGAACGGTCTTTGTTTGTGGAACAAGCCAAACGCTTGAATTTAAGTGATAAAGAATTGGCTAACCTGATGCAAATGTATGACGCAATGCAAGCCGTCAAGAAAGCAGAAGAAGCAAGTAATGCCGCCAAGAAAGAGGCGGAAAAGCGTTCGGCAGCAGTCGCTGCTAATACAGAAAAACAAGCAGCCGCAGAACAACGTAGTCAAAAGATTCTTGCTGGGTTTAGTGACCAAATTGAGAACTATAAGCAAATCATCAGTCTGCGTGGTGATGGCATCTATCGAACCGCTATTGAGATTGAATATCAAGAACGCCTAAACAAATTGCAGAAGATGTATGCTGATGCCAAACGTCAGATTGCGTTTTCTGATGACATCAATGCGCCGCAACGCTTGCAAGACTTAGAAGACCAACGTCAAGAACTGGAACGTCACATCGCTTTGCTAAAGCAAATTGGTGAGACGCAGCGCACCGACGTTGTGGGCGGTGGCATTAACGGCTTCAGAAAATACTCTGAAGAGGTCGGCAACTTTGCTAAGAGTGCTGAAGATATGGTTGTGCGTGCCTTCCAAGGCATGGAAGACGCATTGGTCAATTTCGTAATGACCGGCAAGTTAAACTTTGCTGACCTAGCCCGCAGCATCATTGCCGATATGATTCGGATACAGATTCAGCAATCAATCACCCAACCGTTGGCTAACATTTTTGGTAGCGCGATTGGTTCAATCATGGGTGGTGGTGGATTGCCTGTTAGCGCGGGTAATGTTGGTCAAGGATTGACATTGCCTTCACTAGGTTCGCCGGAGAGGCGTGCATCAGGCGGTACTGTTTCTGCGAACAAATCATATTTGGTTGGCGAGGAAGGAATGGAGTTGTTTGTGCCTGGTCGTAGTGGCACAATCGTTCCCAATCATCAATTGAGTGGCGATGGCGTAACCGTCGTGCAGAACATCAACGTAACCACAGGCGTGCAGCAAACCGTGCGTGCCGAGATAATGACCCTGATGCCGCAAATCGCCAATGCAGCCAAATCTGCGGTGGCTGACGCTAAGTTGCGTGGCGGGTCTTATGCTGCGGCTTTGAGGTAATCATGGCAATCACTTACCCAGTAACTTTCCCTGACATCGGCATACGCGCTATGACCATTCGCGGCAACACGATTGTCGGTGTATCTGCCTCGCCGTTTACTGCCCAGCAACAGGTATACAAGCATCAGGGCGAGTGGTGGGAAGCCGAGGTTACCTTGCCACCCATGAAGCGTGCTACTGCCGAACAGGTATCGGCTTTCTTGCTGAAGATGAAGGGGCGTTATGGAACATTCTTGCTGGGCGACCCTGCGAATACATCCCCGAGAGGCGTGGGTACTGGGACGCCTTTGGTCAATGGCGCTGGTCAGACGGGTTCGTCTTTGGTAACCGATGGTTGGACGGTAAGCACCACGGGCATCCTCAAGGCTGGCGATTGGATACAGTTGGGCACGGGTTCTAGCACGACCCTGCACAAGGTTTTAGATGACGTTGATTCGGATGGGTCAGGTAATGCAACGCTTGAACTTTTCCCACGCATACGCACTAGCCCTGACGATGACGCTGCGATTACAGTATCCAGCCCCAAGGGAATATGGCGCTTGGCATCAAATCAAATGGAATACTCGATTGATGAAGCCAGCGTTTACGGCATTACCTTTGCCTGTATAGAGGCAATCTAATGGCGCGCGACCTGACCGCCAGCGTACAGGCTGCGATAGATGCGGCAGAGGTCAAGCCAATCTTGCTATTTGAGGGCAACTTCTCTAGCGGTCAAGTCTATTTATGGTCGGGTTATGGTGACCTGTCTTGGAATGGGCAAACGTGGCAAGGTGTTGGGCATCTTGCTGCGGTGTCGCCTATTACTGAGAACGACGAGGTGCAAGCCAATGGTATATCTGTAAGTCTTGCTGGTATACCGTCTGACATGATTGCACTCGCCTTGTTAGAGGTGGGGCAAGGTCGATTGGGTCGGGTTTATATTGGATTCTTAGACGCAAGTGACGCGGTGATTGCTGACCCGGTACTAGCGTTTGAGGGGCGGCTAGATGTGCCATCTATTGATGAGGGTGGCGAAACCTCTAGCATTTCCATTACCTACGAGTCCCGGCTAATCGACTTGCAACGCCCACGCGAAACGCGCTACACCCATGAAGAACAACAACGCCTATATCCAAGCGATGTGGGTTTTGAGTATGTGCCATCCCTGCAAGAAAAGGTAATCAATTGGGGGCGTGGATGAGACTCGATGGCTGGGAAAAAAGACTAGACGCAATCATTCAAGCCAACGAACCCTTTGCATGGGGCACGAATGATTGTTGTATGTTTGCCGTTCGTTGCGTCGAGGCAATCACAGGCGTAGACCACGGCGCTACTTATCGTGGTTACAAAACCCAAAAAGGCGCGTTAGGTAGGCTTGCCAAGCATGGCGGCGTGGATGGTATTGCTACTGCTTGCCTCGGCAAACCCAAGTCGATTAAGTTAGCCAAGCGCGGCGATGTTGTTTTGCACAATATATCCGACGGTCTATCCCTAGCAATCTGCCTTGGCGATAAAATCGCTAGTGTTGACGATGATGGTATTGTGTTTTTGCCTGTATCTGTCGGCATACAGGCTTGGGGCGTCTGATGGCAAAGGTCATTAAAACCGCATTGGTTGCCGCCGCAGTTGCTAC